CCCCCGTAAGGGGGTCTCGCTCGGTTGTGCACGCACAACCGCTGTTCCACAAACGTCCTGGCAGAAGCGAGAACGCTACGATGACTGAGCAACGAGTACGAACTCGGGGGTCTTTCACGGACGGTACTCAAAAGTACACCCGTGTTACCTTCGGTGGGACGGTTACCGAGCAAACGCTCGACCAACCGTCCAACTTTCTGGTTGGGGAGTATCAAACGACGAAAGACTTCGTCACTCCCTCTTATCATTCCCGCGTTGCGCGGGGTGAGATTATAAACAACCCGTTTAGTTCGTCTTTCGAGGCTCGGTCTAACAGCTACTCTGGCTGCAAAGTCCGGAAGCTATCGGGTACTTCGGGTGAGATTGCGACCTGGGAATGGTCGAAAGCTTACTCGTCCCCGCAGCTCTGGAACGGAGCCACTAGGCTGCCTCCTGACCTTTACGGTCTGGCGGCAACGCAGGCGTGGGCCGGTGTCGAGTCGACATCGGTTGATGGGGCTACTGAGGCTGCTGAGGGTCGTCAAACTCTTCAATTGTTTGATCGCCATCAGTATAACCTTCGCAGGCAAGTCGAGCGGGAAATCAAGTATGCCTCCAAAAAGGGCTACAAGTTCCCCGTGTCGGTCCCTGCTTCGGTTATGGCGAATAACTGGTTACTCTACCGTTATGGTATTGGACCCGCTATTCGTTTGCTAAACGACACCCTTGTTGTGGGCAGCAAGATCCGAACCTATAGGAGGACCTCCCGTGGGTTTGAAACTCGAGAAGGTCAAGAAGTCACGACCTACCCTCAACAGGTAGGCACGTTCTTCTACGTTGACCAGAAAGCCACACTGAATTGGAGCGCGAGCGTTCGTGCAGGTATCCTGTACGAGTACAAGAACTTCAACAACAAGTATGGCTTCTCCTTGTCAGCCGTCCCTGAGGCTACATGGAATGTAATTCCATGGAGCTTTGTGGTCGACTGGTTTGCGAATACAGGCACTTTCATCAGTGCACTGACTCCAAGGTACTCGAGCGATCGTCGTGCAACCTGGATTGGGCATGAATTAGTAGCAGACGTGCTGTATGAGACTTTTCTCACATGGCGCAATCTCGCGAACCATCAGCTAGTCCAGGCGCAGACCGGAGCAGCGATGCAACGGTTTGTCCATCGCAGGCGCTCCCCGGGGCTTCCCGCACCAACTTTAGCTATCCGTGAGGAAGCTTTGTCGGAAATTAAAAACTCCCGACGCGCGGTAGATGCATTCGCACTTACCTGGCAGTTGTTGCAGAAGCTTATGAGGAGATCGTAACCCGAAGGGGTTGAAACGCCTGTTCCCATCAATGTCCTATCGATGAGAAAGTGTACAAGTGACAATCACTGTCAACACGAAGGCTTATGCCTTCGACACCAACCCCACTCCCGACGCTGGTCGTCACGTGGGCCCGGCGCAGACGTATCAGGTCAAGGATTACCTTGACCTGCGGCGTACTGCCCCGAAGCCCACTGCCGACTTCGACGGTGTGGCGAGGGCGAGCTTGAAGTTCGTCCGCACGGTCACCCTTGCTGATGGCAGCAAGGCTGACGCGATCGCCGAAGCCTCTTTCTCCATCCCTGTCGGGATGGCCGAGGCCGACATCGACTCGCTCCGTGATGATCTGGGTGATCTCCTGATCTCCCAGAACGGTGACGATGCAGTTTACAAGCAAGACATCGCGCAGTAAGGCGGAGGTAGGATGAACATCCCACTGAACCGCTGGACTGTAGGATTGGTCCTAGCCGTTGCTGCCCTCATTGGGGGTGATTTCTTCACCGCCGTGATGCGTGCAGTCGTGGCTATGGGCAATGCCTATGTCCCTGCGATGTGACACTACTTGGCCCCGCAAGGGGCTCTGCTCGAAACCGTCCGTTCCCCATTCCTACCCCTAACGTAGAGGTAACAGAAATGTCAAGGCATTCCAATGTGGAGATCTACCTAATCCTCGGTGACCGTGTTGTGAAGACTGCGATCGCGGTGCGGGACCCCTATGGGATCTCGCTCGTGACGCAGCTCGCACAACATAGCTGCTTCGGGTTAGTTAGTATACAGCGACTTCACGTCTTGTTGACGTATGACGTGGTTACCGGTTCGGCTGTCTTCGGTCCGTTGTGGACCGAAGACGATGATGGCCGTTCCGAGATACCGGACCCTTTGCTTGACTTCATCCGCGGGCTTATCACCCGCGAAGAGATGGGCATCAGGTTTGAAGAAGCTGGCCTTGCTGTCGAGAGACAGTTGGGTAACGGTTGAGGTTGGCGCCATGGCCAAGCGAACCGCGACGGTCCGCCTGGCGAACAGTACGGAGATTTATTTCCGCATTGTTGCGTCAGCCTCACATCGCGCCTTAGCTAAGATCGGACCCGACGTCGACGTGCAGCGGCTCTTCGGAGCCGCCCGCAGTCGTAACGTTCGGGTCATGATCGAAGCAGCTGAGTCCCTCGAGATACAGCAGTACTCGAGCGAACTTGATCAGTTCGTTAAGACTCAGCTTGTCGCACTCGTCAAGAAGTTCCCGTTTACTCGAAGCGAGCTGCCAGGGTTTAACCCGGAGGCTGCAGCGTGGAAGAAATTCCTCGCTGCTGAGCATCGATGTAAGCGTGTGAACCAACGCAGTTCCTTGCTCCATCACGGAGTAGGGTTCCCTTACGGAGACATGGTCGTCTCTATGAGGAAATACGTGAGAAGAGTATTAGGCTCAACGCCGAACCTCCCGCGTATATATGCACTGTGCGACTGGGGCCCGGGGGCAAACGTCGGTGTAACTGGTGATCGCACTAACCTGGCTAGAAAGTTTCTAGCCCGGCAGTGGACGGTTACTCCGCTCGCGCTCTCGTACGCAACACAGGCTCTGTGGTCTCACGACCAGCTACGTCGCCTAATCCTTCCTGGAAAGGGCGATATAGTTTGCCTTGACCGAGATTTATTCTCGGACTTGGTCAAGAGCCGTTGCGCGTTGGTAACGTATAATAACGTTAGCTTTGTACCGAAGACGTTCAAGACCCACCGGTCTATAGCGTCCGAGCCGTTACTAAACGGGTTCTTACAGAAGGGTGTAGATAACTATATGCGCGAACGCCTCACGGCATTCGCGGGCATAGACCTGCAGGATCAAGAGCCCAATAAGCTCATGGCCCGAACAGGGTCGTGCACTGAGGTTAACCCTTGGTGTACGATAGATCTTTCGTCTGCCTCGGATTCCATATCCGTCGGCCTGGCGAAAACCCTTCTCCCGCCTGACTGGTTCGAGCTTTTAAACTCGCTCCGGTCACATCAGTACAACTATCGTGGCCAGGTTCACACCTACCAGAAGTTCGTATCGATGGGTAACGGTTTCTGCTTCCCACTCCAAACGGTGCTGTTTGCCGCAGTTTGCCACGCTGTAAGCGAGGTAGCTGAGGCCGCTGAGACATTCCGTGTCTACGGCGATGACATCATCGTACGACAATCCGGAGCCCTGTTGGCTATCGAATTACTTCGATACCTCGGGTTCCGGACGAACACAGATAAGACCAACGTAGTCGGTCCGTTCCGTGAGTCGTGTGGAGCAGATTGGTACAGTGGCCAGGACATTCGTCCTGTGTACGTGGACTACAGGTTTGAGTCAAATCAAGACCTGTATAAGTTCCACAACTCTACCCTCCGGTCCGAACGTACGATGGAGTTTTTCTCCTACGTACGTGAGGACTTGAGGAATACCTGTCCCAAGGAAGTTCGGTTTGTGAGACCGGTCCATGGGAACGCCGATTCCTGCTTCACAACAGGGAGAGACGAGGTATTGAGTTCCGAGCACACCTCTTGGGATCGACGCACTTGGGCTTGGCGCTGGCGGGAAGTCTTAACGACCCCCGTTCGCGATAAGCTTGAGGGCTTAGACCCCAAGATCTGCAATGTGCTTGAGTACCTGGCTGTACTACGAGGTAGCACCTCGTCGTCACCGCTAGCCATTCGTCGCAAGACGAGAGCCCGAGTACGAAATGTTTCGTACTGGGGCCTACCTGGGTCTATACCCTGGGTAGGCGCCGACCCTGATCGGGGGGAAACCCCCTACTAGGGC